TGTCTTTCGAGATTACTGGTATGAATTATAGTGCTGAACGAAAGTTAACCAGTTTAACAAAGCAGGTAAAAGGAACTCCCACTTCTACTGGAAGTGTTACGACAATGTTTACTCCTGCACCATACGATATCGAGTTTCAGTTAAACATAATGACAAAGTACAACGAAGACGGAATGAAAATTATAGAGCAGATACTTCCGTTTTTTAAGCCAGACTGTACAGTTGGAGTAAAGATGATTGACGACTTGGGATACGTTGATATTCCTGTTGTGTTGACTAGTGTATCTCAAGAAGACTCATATGAAGCAGACTTTCAGACAAGAAGAGCATTGATCTGGACACTAAACTTCACAATGAAAGGATATTTCTTTTCACCGACACAGACTAAGAAACAAATTAAGTTTGTCGATGTTGATTTGTATCCTGTATTAACCCCTGTAGATAGTGGAGAGCAAATAGAGGTAGTTCCCGCTGTAGAAGTGGCTCTAAGTTTAACTACTCCTAACACTACAGCTAGAATAACTGATCTAGGATCAGGTACGCCTGCTGAAAATCAAACAAGATGGAATACATACTTAGGCACAGAAACTTCAAACAGTGGCGGACCCGTAGTATATACAGTTGGTAAAACATACACTACTCCAGCAGTTGTTGCAACGAACGCTCCTGCTGGAGCAACAGCATCTCCAGACTATGGCTCTATAAACGAAAATGATCTCTGGAAAGCAATGACAATAATCTCAGACGGAGACGGAACAATATAATATGAATGATGAAATAGGTAAAAGTCTAGGACTTGAGCCTCTGGATGATGTAGTCGAAGGGAAAGTAATTGAAAGAACACCAGTTCCCACTGACGACAAGATAGATAAAGATTATGAGTATGCTAGAAGTAACTTCTATAATGTAATCGAATCTGGAACAGAGGCGTTAGAGCAAATGCTCGATGTAGCAAAAGCATCAGAGCATCCGAGAGCATATGAAGTCGTATCGACTATCATGAAGACGCTTGTTGACGCAAACAAAGACCTTGTTAAGATGTCTGCTGATAAGATTAAAGTAGAGTCAGATAATATTGAGACAGCACCTAAAGGTCTGACCACTAATAACAATCTGTTTGTTGGTTCGACAAATGAACTACAGCAGTTGTTAAAGGACATGAAAAATAACGATGGCTAATGTTCAGGATCGTGGCTACAATGGTAACGTCAACCTAAAGAGAAAGGGTACTCCTATCGAGTTTACTCAGGATATGGTTGGCGAGTTCATTAAGTGCGCTAACAATCCTACATACTTCTCTGAAAAATATATTCAAATTGTCCATGTTGATAGGGGTCTTATACCAATCAAGATGTATGACTATCAGAAAGAGATTGTCGAAAAGATAACGAATAATCGAAGAGTTGCTGTGGTAACTTCACGACAGGCAGGTAAAACGACTACTGCTGTTGCTGTTATATTACATTACGTTTTGTTTAATGAGCATAAAACTTGTGCCTTACTTGCTAACAAAGGTGATGCGGCTCGTGAGATTCTAGATCGAATCAAGATTGCATATGAAGCATTGCCCAAGTGGCTACAACAAGGCGTTATCGAATGGAACAAAGGCTCTGTCGAGTTTGAGAACGGATGTAAGATCATTGCAGGTGCGACATCATCGAGTGCTATTCGTGGTAAATCTATATCGTTTCTATACATAGATGAAACAGCCTTCGTAGAAAATTGGGATGAGTTCTTCGCCTCTGTATTTCCAACGATATCTTCTGGTAAAACTACAAAGATGTTGTACACTTCTACGCCAAATGGACTCAATCACTTTTATAAGACTTGTGAGGGAGCGAAAGCAGATACGAATGGCTTCGAATATGTTGAAGTGCCTTGGCAAAGAGTGCCAGGACGAGACGAGAAGTGGAGAAAAGAGACTCTTGCGGCTATGGATCAAGATACTCAAAAGTTCACTCAAGAATTTGAGTGTGGATTCTTAGGATCATCTGGAACTCTGATCGAGGGCGGCAAGCTAAAGAGTCTTGTGCCTAGAAATCCAGTTGGTCAAACACAACACATGAAAGTATATGAAAAGCCTCAGAAAGATCACACATATGTTTGTGTAGTCGATGTAGCTAGAGGTAAAGGATTAGATTACTCAGCATTTCAGATTGTCGATGTTACAGAGATGCCTTACAGACAGGTTTGCGTCTTTAAGGACAATATGATAACACCCATCGACTACGCTGAAATCATATATAGAAGTATAAAGAGTTATAATGAGGCTTACACATTAGTGGAAGTCAATGATATAGGTGAGCAAGTCTCAGAGACATTGCACTATGAATTTGAAGTGGAAACACTCATGTTCACAGAATCCGCAGGTAGATCAGGTAAAAGAATATCTACAGGATTCTCAAAGAAAGCAGATAAGGGCATTCGAACAACAAAAGCAGTTAAATCCGTTGGGTGTAATATGCTCAAGATGTTGGTTGAACAGGACCAACTAATATTGAATGACTTTGATACTATTAATGAACTTTCTACATTTTCTAGAAAAGGCAACTCTTATGAAGCAGAATCTGGATGTCATGACGATCTAGTCATGGGTCTAGTTCTATTTGCTTGGATGACTGATCAGATGTTCTTTAAAGAAATAACTAACATCAACACAGTCAATAATCTAAGACAGAGAAACGAAGAAGAACTAGCGGAGAGTTTACTTCCTATAGGCTTCAACGATTACGATACCGAAACTGGCATTGACGATTTAGCGCCAGTTTCTGTAAGAGATGACGATAATTCCTGGCTACACTAAGTTCAGATTATTATAAATATAGAAATACAAAATAAAAGAAGTTTGTAACTTACAAAATAAACAAGGAGAAATCAACGATGGCCTTTCAAACAAGTCCAGGGATTAACATCAGCGAGATTGACCTTACGAATAGCACTCCAGCAGTTGGAACAACTGAAGGTGCAATCGCAGGGGTATTTCGATGGGGTCCAACAAACGAAAGAGTGCTAGTCACTTCGGAACAACAACTAGTTGCTAGATTTGGTGCACCATCAACTCGATACACTAACACAACGTACACAGATGCTAATCTGTGGACAAATCACGAAACCTTTTTAACTGCCGCTAATTTTCTTAGCTATAGTGATGCACTTTTTGTCACACGAGTGACTGATGGTGGCATAAAAGCTTCTAATGGTTCTGACGACTTTACTGCTAAGTATGAAGGTGATTTAGGAAACTCTATAGACGTATCTCATTGTGTTAAGGGAAGTTTTGCAACTGCCTCTGGTGACGGCACAGCTACTATCGCTAGTGGCTCAACAGAGATTAGATTTAAAGGATTCTCTTCATTAGCAAATGCACAAGCTATGAAGCGAGGAGAAAAAATTACTGTAAATGGTCAAGATTTATTCTTGGCAGCTGACCCAGTTCCAAGTGGTGGAACTGGTTCTGAAGATAACGTATTCCAATCAGGTGCGGCACCTGCTACTATTCAGCAAACTGGTACTACAGATTCTGACGGTGGTGTTATCATACACGAAGCAGGCGATACAACAGGAACAAGCATCGTTCAAATTGCGGCTAATAATAAATCATATGCGGCTGGATCACCCTTTGTGTATAGTATAAACGGCTTTGGTGGTCTAACAGGATTAGTAGATGGCAAAACATACTTTGCTATTCCAGTAGGTCTTGTAGAGAAAACTTTTCTTCACGATAGCATTACTGATGGCGATGACACTATTACTATCGCTGGTCACGGATTCGCTAATGGTGACGTAGTTGTCTATAAAGAAGGTAGTAGTGCGTTACAAAACCTTACTAATGACACAAAATACTTTGTTGTATACGTTGACGCAAACAAATTCAAGCTTTCATCTGCAAATCCTACACTAGGAAATGTTACACCCCTAGATTTAGCCGATAGTGGCTCAGCCGAAAACTATAAACTAGTTAACATAGGTAAGCCAGTTACTGGTCAAACAAGACTTTATAAGTTAGCTGACACTTACGCAAAAGCAATTGCTTATACTGACGCAAATCCGACTAACGTACAGATAACTGCACTACCATCAAATGCGGCTGCCACTAACAAGCTGACTGCTTTCACAGCAGTAGAATCGCTTGGCGCAGTAACGTCTAGATATACTGGTCTAAATGACGCAAATGGAGTAGCATACAATAAGCAGTGGGGCGATTCAATACTATTTGATGCAGAGCCAGATACTGATAACGTACATATTGTAGTAAAAGACCTTGACGGTAAACTTACTGGCACTAAAGGATCAGTTGTAGAGATATACGAGAATGTATCTAAACTTCCTAATCAAAAGAAAGCAGACGGTACGACAAACTCATTGAGCGAATTGTTAGTTAGCGTCTCTAACTGGTTAGCAATTAGCCCAGTGGGAGCAGGTAATCTATCAGCCAACTCATCAGGAACTACGTTAACTGCAACTGCCGGTTCAGA